AACTTGCACGTGCTCGTTTTGCTAACCTCGCTATGGAAGCGGCTGAAAAGTCAATCCAAGCGCCACTTGTAGTACCTGATGATGTTATGGACCTACCAATGGGTCCAGATGCAATCATTCGTACCACTCAACCTAATGGTGTTGGGCGTGTCCGTTTGGACATTCCCGCTGCTACTTTCCAGGAGCAATCAGCCCTCCAATCTGAATTGCGTTTAGGTGCTCGATATCCTGAGGTTAGAACTGGAAACATTGACGCTAGTGTTATCACTGGTCAAGGTGTCCAGGCACTTCTTGGTGCATTCGATTCTCAAATCAAGGCTGGTCAAACAGTTATTGCTGAGGTTCTAGAAGATGTTATCAAGTTGTGCTTTGAAATGGACGAACTCCTTTTCAATAAAGAAAAGAGTGTCAGAGGTGTTGCGCAAGGTACGCCGTACGAGTTAAAGTACATGCCAAGCAAGGACATTAAGGGCGATACTTCGGTAGAAGTCCGATATGGCTTGATGGCTGGATTAGACCCTTCCCGCGCTCTGATTTTCTCTCTTCAAGCACTAGGTGCAGACCTAGTATCAAAAGACTTCATTCGTCGTGAACTTCCTTGGTCTGTTAATGTCTCAATGGAAGAACAACGTATTGAAATCGAAAAGATGCGTGAGAATCTTACAGCAGCAATTACTGCAAGTGCTCAGGCTATTCCTGCGATGGCAGCACAGGGGCAAGACCCATCGAAGTTAATTCAGAATATTGCAGACGTTATTGAACGTCGTCGCAAGGGGGACAGCATCGAGGCTGCTGCATTGGCAGTGTTTAAGGCAGAAACTCCTGAACAACCGATGCAGCCAGAGATGGCTCCGCCAGGCACACAAGGCCCAGTTGAGCAAGCGCCCCCGTCCCCAGCGGCTCCTGGACAACCTTCTGGCGGAGCCCCTCAACAACAGGGAGCACCAGCAGATTTAGCAACAATGTTAGCAGGCTTAGGGGGATAAAGTGGCTACTCGAAAAAGAAAAGTCGAGACAGTCGACACTAACGAATACAATCGTTTAGAAATGTACTGCATCTGGCTTAACGAGTACTACACCTCATTGCTAAGAGCAGGTTTTAAACACGACATAGCGTTAGCGCTGATTACTGATAAGGATTCCTACCCTGATTGGGTTAACTGGAGAATCCCAACAGATGCAGATATTTCAAAATACATGGATGAAGACGAGGACTAATAATGGCTGTCAATGAAGTTGTTTCAGGCATGGGTGCAAACTCTAGCCGCACTGACAAGAACCTTACAGCCCGCGTACAGCGTGTAGTAAATGATGCAAAGATTCAGAATGCTCCTGGTGGTTCATACTCTGAGCGTTCTAATTTAGAAAGTCTTGCACAAGGTGCTTCTACAGATGTCTCAACTAACATTCCAGTAACTGCTCCTTCGGGACAAAATGTAATTCCTGTAACAACAACCAATGTTTTTGCACCAGGAAATCAAGATTTACCACTCTCACACGGGGCAAAGGGTGGTCCTGGGGCAGATGATTCAGTTCAGCAGACTCCAGTTGACGCAGTTGACCAAAGTTCTGTACTTGCTCGCGCTTTATTGCAGGCAAATCCAAATTCTCGTCAACTCTTTATGATGGTAGAAGCATTTAACGAAATGGAGTCATAATGGCAGATGTCAAATCCGCCATTCAAGGGTATCTAAGCGATACTCGTTCTCCATTACAGCGTATGATTGACATGCAACGTGCATCTTTGCGTGGTAATGAAGAAGAAAACTTCAACAACATCATAAAAAAGTATCCTGGCATGAGTAATGACCTTGTTATGGCTATGGTCAAACAAGGTTTAACTGCAGATACTCCTGGTCTTGGTAAGATTACTACTATTGATGGACTTGCTGCGCTTAAAAGTGATGCAGTTAAAATAGATAAAATCAAGAGCACCCAGAAACCTAAGCGTGGAATCCTTGGTTCTATTGAAAATGCTTTTAAAGAAGCAGTCTATGACCCATTTAAAGGTACTACACGACTACTTTTTGCAGGGCTTCGTTCACCATACGACTTTGCTACCACAGTTGGTCGCGATGTTACTGCTCTTATACGAGGAGAAAAGGGTGCTGGTGCGCAGACTCTTGAGGATATCTCACAAGGCATCCTTGGGCAAAGCACAACTTTAGGTCAAATTCTTCGTAATAGAAACGAAGGAACTGGTTCTGGATTCTTTGTATCACCTGAAAGCAAGGTTGGCAAAGCACAGGCTAAAGAAATGGCTCAGTTTGGTAAAATAAACGGGAAGTCATTTACTATCGGACGTGGTATTTTTAACGGCGTTGGAATGAATCCAAACAGTAAAGCCTACAATGTTTTATCAGGTATAGTTGATGCTACTCTCAACGTTGCTGCAGACCCTTCTATGTGGTTTGGACCTGGTGCTGTTGGAAAGATTATTACACAAGGCAAGACTGCAACCTCTATTATCAAAGAGGTAGCGCCTTATGGAAAGTCATACTTTGACGATATTGCTAAAGAGTCAGTAGAAGACCTTAAGAAGTCTGGCGACCTTATTGAAGATAAGATTTCAAAGAAACTATCTAGCCCACATAAGCGTCTTGCTAACCAGTATAAGGCTAAAGAACTTGAAATTGTACAACTTGAAAAACAGGCTACAGCCAAGCAAATAAGCACTGTTACCAAGTTGCTTAACTTTGAAAAGGGTTGGATGCGCTGGGCTAATGAGCCTGCAGATAGCGCTGTAAAGCAGACTCTTTCTAATAAGTCAATTGCTGAGTGGTTTGTAAGCAATCCTAAGACTCAGACTGGCGAACTTACAGAAGCCATGAATCTTTTGTCTGCTGATATGAAGAATACTGGCGGATTCTTTGATGGCTACATCATTCTTGACGAAGTTCCTGCCTATGGCAAGATTAGCGTAGGAGCACACGGTCTAGATGAGTACGTTGTAACTGCAAATCAGACAAAAGAACTAAAGTTACTTGACCTTGGCAATACATTTGAGAATGCTGACGAGGCTACACGTGCTGCAGAGGCTGTTCGCCGTTCTAAATTAGCAGATGCATTTGATAAACTAGGCAAGAATCCTAAAGACCCAAATTCTAAGATTTTTAAAGAACTTGCTACAAATCTACGCGATGATGCTGCTAACCTTGATGGTTTTATAGGTTCTTTGTTCCTTGTCGGAGAAGAACTTGTACCAGCAAAGAGCCTTGGCGCTCTTATTGGCGAGATTGCAGACTTTAAGAACTTTGCTGTGATGAGCAAGGTCACAAGCACTATTGAGAAGATTTGGAAAACAGACGGGTTTACCAATATTCGCTCAATCTATGGCAAAGAGGGTGGCGTAGTAGTTACTAACCCTAATGCTATTGCTGCTACACGTGCAGAAATTGGTAATGCTGCAGCAGAGTTTGCTGACCCAACTAATCTTGGTCCAAACATTATGAAGTTGCTTGATTCTATTCAAGACACTAAGGCTTCAATTGCTGCACGTCAAAATGAACTTGACGACCTTTTAAATAAGCAGTTAGACCTAGAAGATAAAGAAAACTGGTTTGGAATACTTCGCCAAAAAGCAAATCAAGACCCAGACATTCTTCGTGAACTTATCCAAGACCCAGCAAATTCTGGTATCAAGGGACTTCTAAAACTAGAAGCGGAACTTGCAGAGAATGCAATTCTACGCGAGTCTATTATGGCTCAGGTAGGTCTTACAGATAACTTTATGGGCAATGTCCTAGAGACACCTGGAGTTGAAAAGGGACTTAAGTTTATACTTGGACGTCAGTTCCAGCCTATTGCTGAGTTGATTGCTAAAGAAACAGATACTGTACGTATTCATCGTTTATTTGGTCGCAAGTTAGATAACGACATGATTAAACAACTTGCAGATGCTCAAACTGCAGATGATGTATTTAGAGTTTTTGCAAATGCTATGGCTGAGGGTCAAGACCTAGTTAAGATGAAGCAGTCTTTATCTGCTGGTGTCAAGATTGCTACCAATCCTGCTGCACGAATCTTTCCTTTGCCTAACATGAATGCTATTCGTTATGCAGAAAACATTAATAGAGCGTTTGGACGTTTCTATATTCGTTCAACAGCGCTGACATTAAATGATGTTCCTTCTGTAGTTAATGGGATTGAGGACTGGATTAGTTCTCTTGGTATCTCTTCAAAGATGGCTGGTATACTTCCTAAGGGTGTTCAAGAAAAAATTATTGAAGATACCCAACGTGCTATCTTTGCGGCAACAACCAATGCTGAGCGCGCTGCTGCCGTATCTAATGGTATCGGTAGAGTAATGGATGAGGTAGGAAAGAACTTAAATCTACCAGAAGCAGATATTGCTAGACTAAAAGAATTAACAAAGATTAGCGGAAAAGAAGAGGCCATTACAACCTCGTATTCTCTTCATAACGCAATTAGCAATAAAGGCGCTGCACAGATTATAACTAGTGACAAGACCCTTAGACTCGAAAAGGGTATTCTTGAATCTCAATTAGTGCATGATGTTATTAACTTGCCAGATTCACGTGCAGTTAACAAGGCTATTATTGGATACAAGACCAACCTTTCAATATATGGCAGCGCTAAGTCTACTAGAGTATTGCTTGAAGAAGCAGGAGATATTTGGCGTACAGCCCAGTTGGTAGGACGCTTTTCGTATATCTTCCGCAATATTGCAGAAATGCAGATGCGTCAGTTCTTCTCAGGACATAACAGCCTATTCAATAATCCTATTGGGTTTATCACTATGATGATGTCTGACCCTAATGGAAACACTATCCAAAAGATGCTTGCAAAGCGTTCTAAGTATGGTGTTAATGCACTAGGTCAGTCCTTTAAACAAACAGACGCAGAAGTAGAATTTTCTGATTCGCTTATCTCACGTATGTCTCTTATGAAGGGTACATCACGTGCTGACTACGGCGCTGAAAACCGTAAAGGTGCTCTTTTCAAGGCATACGAAGATATTACATCTGAGCATCCAGAGTTCCTCAAGGGGTTAGCCTGGACTATTAATAACTTCTCATCAGATAAGTTCATACCTGATGTAATTGGAATTATGCAGCGAGGTGGTGGACCTGAGATTCAGGCTGCATATGTAGATAACCTAATTGCTACATTTGACGAGCCAGGCAATAAACTCAAAGAGTTCATATCTGCTATTTATGATAGCAACGAAAACATGCGTGAGTTGTTGCTCAAGTCTCCTTCCAAGGAGATTGGTCCTGGGGTTGTAGCCGATAACGTTAACCGTGAAAACATACTTACATGGCTATTTGATGTTGCGCAGCCAGATACAGTTGCAGGTCAACTTAACCTACTCGGTGGTACAGGTTCACAGCGTAACCTAGTTATGCAGTTAATCAAAGATGGTGAACTAACAGTTACAACATCTGGTGGTAAGCAGGTAACAATTAAAGCACCTTACCGTCAAAAAGGTTTAACTACAGAAGGCGTAATTGCTGCTGAAAAGATATTCGAGAAGCAGGTTGCTGCTTTCTTTAAAGCAGAAGAACTGCAGGGTTCTATTGTTAAGAACCTTACCGAAAAGTATGTCCATGAGGGTGCTGCAAAGCCAATCAAGGCATTTGCTGATTGGTTCTTTAACCTT